AATAAATAATGTTGAGGATTTACAGTTTGCGACCGTTATAATTAGTACTAAAGATGAGAAAGGTGAGCCGAACTGTGGTACGGGATTTATTGTGGATTTAGGTGAAAAAACAATAAAGGGAGTACCTGTAAAAATTCCCATAATTGTTACAAATAAGCATGTGATAAAGGGAGCTGTGGAGGGAACAATTCAATTTCATGCAGTTACTAAAGAAGGTAAGCAAGAAGGGCAATGTAAATTTCATGTAGAGAATTTTGAAAAAAAATTCTATGATCACCCTGAAAAGGATGTAGATCTTTGTGCTATGGCAATCGCTCCTCTTCATAAATTATCAGCAAAAGATGGGATAAGGCCATACTACAAATCTGTATCTTTAAGTCAAGTAATGGATGAAAAAGGCTTACAAGGGATATCAGCAACAAAAGATATTATTGTTGTTGGCTATCCAAATGCGATTTGGGACGAAGTCAACAATTTTCCTATTTTCAGGAAAGGGATACTAGCTACAGCGCCCTCCGTTAATTATAAAGGTGAGGAGGAGTTTTTAATTGACTGTGCTATATATCCTGGGTCGAGTGGATCACCAGTATTTTCGGTTGAAACTTTATTTGATTCAAAAACGTTTGTCCCTTTTTTGTCAATTAAGTTGTTAGGAGTAGTATTTGCAACTTATGAGCACACTGCAGAGGGAGAGGTAGTCATAGAAAAAATCCCTACAAGTGCATATAGTACGTGTATTCCTAATCATCTTGGTGTAGTTATTAAAAGTACGAGATTGTTTGAACTCGGAAGAATATTAGAAGAAGTCTATATGCATAAAGAAGCGCCTATTTTGGATTATAGAGGGGAAAGTTTTGGTTCAATAATTACAATGGGAGAGTAAAGAAATTATATACTGTGACAACAGTGAGAGTGTATTTAAAAGGTTATTCATTCGTATAAATTAGTGGTCGATATGTGTTTTTTTAATATGATTTATTTAAATAAGAAAATGTGAAACCTCTTTAATTTAAATATTTTTATCTTGTTAAACGATTAGCGCAAGGTAGTAGATATCGGTAACACACACTGTTAAAATCAAATAGCAGTAGCAAAAAGAGACTTGGAAATGACAGATGAATAATCATCCCGTCATTTCGAGTCTCTTTTTCATATTATGTAAAGATTGTGAAAGGCAAGGTGATTTTATCGATGATAAAGCTTAAAATATTTCTTATATAAATCGACAGGTTATACAAAAGGTATAGAATGAAATGAAAAATTTCTTCTTTGTTTAAAATGAGGTGGTGGTTGTGGCAAGACAGCGTAGTCCAGACCGTGATAAAGCATTTGAAATATACAAAGCGAGTAATGGTGAGAAGCCACTTATTGAGATTGCGAAGGAATTAAACTTAAAGCCATCTCAAATCAGAAAGTGGAAATCACAAGACAAATGGGATGAACAATTGAAAGGTAACGTTACTATTGCAAAAAGGAGCGTTACCAATGTTAAAAATCCCAAGACAAAAGCCAAGTTAAAAAAGATGCTAGATGATGAAGAGCTGACGGAACAAGAACGGCTCTTTTGTTTGTATTACGTGAAGTATTTCAATGGTACGCAAGCTGCATTGAAAGCCGGTTATGCCAAGAGTAGCGCACATGTTACAAGTAGCCGGCTACTAAGAAGAGAACGTGTAGCAACGTACATTCGAGAGATTAAAGGTGAAATGGTTGAGAATATCTTTGTGGAAGCGATGGATGTATTGAATGAGTACATCAAAATTGCTTTTGCGGATATTACGAATTACTTAACCTTTGGTCAAAAGGATGTAGAAGTGATGGGGCCGTTTGGACCTGTAAAAGATGAAGATGGAAAATCAGTTATGAGGACCATTAGTTATGTTGATTTTAATGAATCTGATAGGGTTGATGGCTCTATCATTGCGGAAGTGAAAAAAGGAAAAGAAGGCGTGTCTATCAAGCTTGCTGACAAGATGAGAGCACTTGATAAACTGGCGATGTACTTCGATTTAGTGCCTGATAACTTCAAGCGAAAAATTGAAGAAGAACGTCACAAGATGCATATGGAAGTACAGAAAGCGAATATAAAGAAAGCTAATGCTGAAATTGCAAATTTAACTGGTGATGAAGACGATGATAATGCAGAAGCAATACAAGATTTCTTACAAGCAACTGCTCCTGATCCAGAAAAGATGAAAGAAGTATTTGGTGATGCAGATGGCGAGGATTAAAAAGCGGAAAACCAAATCGTTTAAGTTCCAGCCGTTTTCAAATAAACAATTACAATTATTGTGGTGGTGGCGAGATGGTTCGCCATATGAGAATCATGACATCGTTATTGCAGATGGAGCAATTCGTTCTGGTAAAACAATTTCGATGATCTGTAGTTTCTTGCAATGGTCACAAGAAAAGTTTAAAGGTGAGTCATTTATCATTGCTGGTAAATCAATTGGCTCATTAAAACGTAACGTAATCAACCCAATGATACAAATACTTACAGCATGGGGATGGCGATATGATTATAACCGTTCCGAAAACTATCTGCAAATTGGATGGAATACGTACTACTTGTTTGGAGCTAATAAAGAGAACTCACAGGATACACTCCAAGGTTTAACCGCTGCTGGCTCATTAGCTGATGAAGCTGCTCTATTTCCTAAATCATTTATAGATCAAATGATTGGGCGTTGTTCAGTTGATGGCGCAAAGATATTTATGAACTGTAACCCTGGTTCACCATATCACTTTGTAAAAACAGAGCTTATCGATAAGAAAAAAGAGAAGTTAGTTTGCCATTTAAAATTTACAATGGATGATAACTTATCTCTTTCTGAGAAAGTGAAAGACCGCTTTAAACGTATGTTTAGCGGTGTGTTCTATCAACGCTATATCTTGGGCTTGTGGGTAATGGCGGAAGGTTTAATATACAGTATGTTTAATGAAGATGAACATGTTGTACCGTCGTATCCAAGAAAATACGAACAGTACTATATCTCCTGCGATTACGGTACACAAAACCCTATGGCTTTTGGTTTATGGGGCTTATGTGGTGGCATTTGGTATAAGGTGAAAGAATACCATCATGACGCTCGTAAAAAGAATTTACAGAAGTCTAACGAACAATATTATGATGATTTAGTTGAGTTTGCAAATGGTCTAACAAAGCGTATTATCGTGGACCCTTCGGCAAGCTCATTTATTATTTTACTGAAACAAAAAGGTTGGAAAGTAAAAAAAGCAAAGAACGATGTATTAGATGGAATACGAAATGTAGCAACTGCATTAACAACGGAATTAATTAAATTCTGCGATTGTTGTAAAGAAACGCTGCGTGAGTTCTCTTCTTATGTATGGGATGAGAAGGCAATGGAGCGCGGTGAAGACAAACCTATTAAGCAGAATGACCATCAAATGGATAGTGATCGTTACTTTGTGAATACCGTAATTATGTCTAATAACAAAGCAAAAGCTGTTAAGTCAATTTATTAAGGAGGTGAGACGATGTTTGAACACTACATTCCGTTACTGGATGAACAAAATGGAGAGTCTACACCAAAACTGCTCAAAAAGATTATTGATGAGTTTGAGCCTATGAAGCAACGCATGATTAATAGGTACGAACGATACAAAGCAAGCGAGAAAGGCGTACCTATCTTTACTCGTGAGTTTAAAGGTGATGGAAATAAGGATAAAGTTAACAACAAGCTGAACAATGACTTCTTCTCTGAAATTATTGATACAAAGATTGGTTATATGTTTGGATTACCTATTTCATATAGCTTAGACCATGAAGATGAGGAAGTATTAAAACGAATCCAAGATTTCTTAAAAGCGAATCATACCGAAGATGCTGATGCGGAAACAGGAAAGTTTGCTTCTATTTGTGGTTATGGGGCAAGACTTTTGTATCACGATAAAGATGGTGAAGAAAAGGTTATGAATATAAAACCTTATGAAGCTATCTTCCTTACGAATACAAGCATTGCAGAGCCTAAATACGCCATCCGCTGCTATCCAGTCAAAGTAATTGACGGTGATGACTTTAAAGATGGATATAAAGTGGAATTTTACAATGGTACGCAAATCATTGAGTACACTGGTGGAGATTTAGATAAGCTGAAAGAAACAAATCGAATCACTAATTTATACAAAGGTGTACCACTTATCGGATTTCCTAACAATGAAGAATTGCAGGGGGATGTTGATAAAGCTATTGCGCTTATTGAAGGGTACGACAGAGCAATTTCTGATGTGAACAGTGAAATTGAGCAGTTCCGCTTGGCTTATATGATTTTTAAAGGTGTTGATATAGATGATGATACTATCGAGAAGTTAAAACAAACTGGAGCTCTTGATGTAGGTGAGAATGGCGAGGCTTCATTTTTAACTAAGGATCTTAATGACAACATCTTGGAACATCATCTAGATAGATTAGAAAAGAATATATGCCGTTTTACAAAGCATGTTAATCTTTCTGATGAATCATTCGGTGGTAATCTCACTGGGGTTGCTATTCGTTATAAGCTACTAGCATTAGAAACGAAATCAGGAACGTTAGAAATGAAGTTTACCAAGTCATTGCGACAACAATTCAAGTTACTATTCGACGCTTGGAATTTACGTTCAAACAAAACTGAGCTTGATTATCTTTGCATGACATTCCAATTCACTCGTAATCTTCCAGCTAACTTATCTGATGAAGCTGACGTTCAGTCTAAACTACAAGGTTTAATAAGCGAAGAAACACGATTATCTATGTTATCTGTTGTTCCTGATCCAAAGGCAGAATTACAAAAGATGAAGGAAGAAGAGGTTGATTCTATCGATTTAGACACTGTACATAAAGGCGGTGAAAACGATGGAATGGGACAAGAAGCAGAAACACCTCCAAAAGATAGAGGACGAACTGGAAAAGGCGATTCTCTACCTGTATAAAGATGCTTTAGAAGAAGTCAGAGGAATACTGGCTTTTTATTATGCAAAATATGCGGTGAATGAGCAGTTAAGTATGCAGGAAATGCGTCGATTCAATCGATATAAAAACATGCAAAGCGAACTGCAGCAAGTTATTAACGAAATAACATATGAGAAAAAGAAAACTCTCAATGAAAAACTCTCCACTCAGTATGGAGAGTCTTTTTATTACACGAGTTATCTTATTGAGAAAGAGGTTGGTGTATCTCTTTCATATGGGCTGATTGACCCAAACGTCATTAAACGTGCGGTACAAATGCCAATCGATAAAATGACGCTCAATCAAAGGTTAAGTACACATCGAGCACAGATAATTAGCCGAATACGTAAAGAACTATCCATTGGCCTTAGAAAAGGTGAAGGGTATGCGGTAATGGCTAATCGTATTAAGCCTATTCTTGATGGTGATGCGAAGAAAGCACAAATGGTTGCTTGGACAGAAAGTGCTAGGGTGCAAAACTTAGGTACTTATGAGAGTGCATCTCATGCTTTTGACGAAGGTGTATCAATGGAGAAAATTTGGATTTCTACATTAGATAAACGTACAAGGCCAACGCATCAAGCAGCAGATCATCAAAAAGTACCGTTTAAAGGATTATTTAAAGTTGGTGGTTATAGTTGTGAATATCCGCACGACAGTAACTTGCCTGCTAAAGAGGTTGTACGCTGCCGCTGTACTTTTATGACCGAAGTAGCGGAAGTTAGCCCATTTATTGAGAGGAGGGCTAGAAACCCGACAACAGGCAGGAATGAAGTCGTTACTGCAGTTAGTTATGAAGAGTGGAAAGACTCTCTGAAATAAAAATAAAGCACTTGAGGGCTTATAGATTACGAACTAAACAGGGCGTATTCATAGGAACTCAAAGGAGGAGAAATGATGAAACAATATTTAGTTAAAGATTTGCCAGTAAAGTTTGTTAAAGAAACAATAAAAGCGCCATTACGCTTGAAAGGTATGCAGTTCTTCTCTGATCCTAATACATCACCAGCAGCAGAAGATACACCACCGACCGAACAAATGCCACCTGCAGACGATAAAGAGGAGGCGCCAATTGATGGACAGAAAGAGCCGAAATTAGATGATGCAACAAAAACATTTATTGAGAAAATGGTGCAATCAGCAGAAGATAGAGTTCGTTCAAAATATTCGAAAGAACTTAATGCAACCAAGAAAGAACTAGAGAACTACAAAACCGCTTCTATGACCGCTCAAGAAAAAGCTGAGTATGAGATGAAGCAACTTCAGGAACAGCTTGAAGAGCGGGAAAGAATACTTCATCAGAAAGAAATGCAAAGTGCAGCAGCAGATGGTTTATCAGCGATTGGATTAGACCTTAAGTTTGTAGATTTTGTTATCGGTTCAGATGTAGAGGATACTAAATCTAGAGTATCAAAATTTAATGATTTGTTCTCTTCGGCGTTAGAAGCAAAAGTAGTCGAAAGATTTAAAGCTGCGGGCCGAGAAATTCATGTTAGTGGCGGAACGGGGACTGGATTTACAAGAGAACAAGTAAATTCAATGAGTCAGGATGAAATTAATGCGAACTGGGCACAAATTCAGAAAGATATGCGCAGTTGGGGTAAGTAATAATAGAAAAGTTAAGTAGTATAGTTAAAAAAATTATAAAACGAACAAACGAGATTGCTATTTTAGTGGTCTCTTTTGTTATGGGAAAACATTAAGGAGGAATTAATATATGTCAGTAGCAACTTTTATTCCAACAATTTGGGAAGCTCGTTTAATGGCGAATTTCCACAAGCGTTCAATCGCGGATTTAATCACAACAAAACCAGCTAAAATTGAAGGTAACAAAATTATTTTTAACCGTGTCGGTGCAGTGAATGTAAAAGACTATTCAGGTTCTGTTGAATGGGATGATACAAATCCTTCTAAAGTAGAAATCAATATGGATCAGAAGAAGTACTTTGCGTTCAAAGTAGATGATGTAGATGCAGTACAAGCAGCAGGTAATTTAATCGATCCGCATACACAAGAAGCTGGCGCGGTACTTCAGGAAACAGTTGATACCTTTATTTTAGGTAAGTATGCAGAAGCTCTTAAGGAACACTTAATCGGTAGCGATAAATCTCCAATTGAATTAACACCGAAGAACGCTTACGACTATATCGTTGATTTAAATACAATTTTAAATATTAAAAAAATACCTAAAACTGAACGTTTCACAATTATTAACTCTCAAGTTCTTGGATTGTTATCTAAGGATGACCGTTTTACTAAGCAACCTGTCGTGTTAGAAAATGGCATTGTTGAAGGTCAAATTATCAACGGTTCACAAATCGTTGTGTCTGAAGAAGTTCATGGATCTGGTGGTAAATATAAAATTCTTGGACTTCATAAATCCGCTATTGGGTATGGCAAACAATTAGATGAAACAGAAGCTATGCGTCTACAAGGTGCATTTGCTGATGGTATCCGTGGCCTTATGGTTTATGGTGGAGATATTCTTCGTCAAGAGTCCTTAGCGGTGCTTACAGCTACAATCACGCCAACTACTCCGGAAAAACCAGGTGAAGGGGCTTAATAAGCCTTCTTTACCTTTTTCATTTACACAAGCAGGTGATTAGATGGAAATGAAAGCAGAAATTCTAAAACGTGTACAAACTAAACTACCTAATATAAGCCCTGAGAATTTATTAGTAGACATTGAAGATACAATATTGATGGTTGCTGAGTACACAAATAGAAAAATTCCTGAGTTCCCTCCTGCTTATCCTGGTATTATTTCCAAAATGGTGATTCATCAGTATAAGGAACAGGAGAGAGAAGGGAAGAAAAGTGAATCATTAGGTAACTACTCTGTTACTTATGATGATATTGGAGATTACCCTACTAGTATTACGAAAGGGCTGAAAGTGAGGTTACGTGTCTTATGATTCAATCAATGATTCGTAAGTTTGGTAAAGATGCTTCAGTACTTCGTAATGACGGTTCTGACGATGATGGACCTTATCCAAATGAAGAATGGAAAGAAACTAACACTGTTAAAGGTGTACTAGATGCCATTCAAGGAACAAAGGACGCCCGTAATAAGAAAGTAGAGGAGAAAAGCACGCATTTCTTCTATTGCTTACCATTTGATGTAACTATTCAAGATAGATTAGTTATTGATAAGAAGGTATACAGTGTTACTTATCCAGGCGATCCAATGAATGCGGGTAGATTCTTTCAAATAGAATTGGAGATGTTGCCATATGAGCATGAAATTCCAGTCAAATAGAGCTGCAGTAATGGCAAGGCACTTAGCCGCAAAGAAAGCAGCGCATACCGCTGTCGGTCAATTTGTTAGTTCTAAAGCTAAATTACTAGCTGCTGTAGATACTGGAAATCTAAGAAGAAGCATTAGTTCTAAAGCAGAGCAAGAAAAGGTTGTTATTGGTACATCTTCTGATTACGGCATTTACGTTGAGAAAGGTACAGGAATCTATGCAGTTGATGGGGATGGCCGTAAAAGTCCTTGGATGTATCGCGATCCCAAAACAGGGAAGATGGTTAGAACTCAGGGACAACATGCTCAACCATTCCTTAGACCTGCAGCAGAGAATAATAAACCGATGATTACACAAGTCGGCACACGAACCTATTCGTCATTAATGAGGTAGATACCATGAATGACTTTATAAATATACTACACGGTGAATTGAAAAAGGTTCATAAAGAAACGTACTATGAAAATGCAACTACTAAAGCCGTTATGCCGTATTTGGTATATACGGTTGGTGATGATAAAGAACCATGGGGACGAAAGAATATCATGCTTACAATTGATATTTACGGTACTTCTGCTCATCTTGCTAAAATAGATGAACTTATTACAAAACTAGAAAACAATCTTCATAGAAAAAGATTAAACAGCGCTGAATTTGGTGCTGCTATTTCTTATCTTTCGAGTCAGAAAGTACCGGATCCAGACCCGAATATTAGACGTAAAGAAGTACGCTTCATTTTACGAACTTATTTTAAACAATAGAAAGGATTGGGTATATGGCAGCTCCACAACCAAAACCAGAAAATGTCCTCTTCGGAGATTGGGGTGCATTCTTCTTTAATTATGGAGAAAAAGACGAACTTCCTGTAGGCGCTACGCAAGGTGGCGGTTCTTTTAAGTATGAACCGGAGTTTAAAGAAATTGAGTATGATGGTTCTCCTGGTGACACTATGGGGATGAAGCGTATCACTAAATCAAAAACTCAAATCAGTTTTAAGACACTTGAATTTTTGGATAAAGAAAAAATCAAAAATTTTATTGCAGGATTAAAAGTTTCAGAAGAAACCGTTACCAAAGACGGAAAAGCTATCAAATACGATGTAATTGAAGCGACGGAACGCCTTACGAAAGAAAGCTACCTTAAAAATGTAGCGTGGGTTGGTGAAACGTTAGGTGGCGATATCGCTGAGATTATCGTATATAACGCGTTATCTGATGGTTCTTTAGAAATGGGATTTGAAAATGAAAGTGAAGTAGTTCCAGAGGTTACATTCACTGGACACCGTGACCCAGAAAACATTCGAAAAGTACCATGGAAGATGCGTATTTTAACAGCGACAGAAGCAGCTAAATTAATACCAGCAGGTTAAAGAGTAGGGATATTCCCTGCTCTTTTTATTTTAAGGAGGAATCGATATGACTATTGATATTCAAGAAAAAGAATACAAAGTGAGACAAATTCATGGTGGAGATTTATTTTCCGTAGTTCGTATTTTAAAGAAATCAAAATTTAAGGTTGATATTAATTTACTTAAAGATTTAATGATGGGCGTACGAAGTAAAGAAGGTGCAACACAAGCTGATGTATTAGCTGCCCAAGAGACTTTCGGTTACGACATCATTATGAAATTTATCTTTGGATTAGAAGAAGCTGAGCAAGAATTCTTTGAATTTATAGCTGGAATTTTGGTTCATGAAGATGGAAAGGGTAAAAAATCATCCCCAGACTGGGAAACAATCCGAACTTTAAAACTAGAAGAGTTAGTCAAGTTATTTATTGCAATCAAGGATTCAGAAGTTGGGCTGGTTAAGCTTTTTTCCAATGCGGTGAACTTGATGAAATAGACTTCATCGATACGTTAGCTTCTCGCTATCCAAATATGGAGTATATAAGGAGTTTGGATGCAGAGATAGTTATTAACTTGTATCTCACCGCAAAGAAGAAACAGATGGACCGCATGTTATGGGAGGAATGGTGTGCCCTACAACCGTACTGCGATGAAACATTTCCTCAATTTAAACATAAGCGCGAAAATCCAACGCAAGAACAGGTAAAACAATACAACGATTCAATCGAACAAACACCAAAGCAGAAACTTACAAAAGAAGAAGTGTTTGCTCGAGTTGCAAAAATCCGCGGAAAGGCGGGTGAATAAATGGAACTATTTCGTATGTTTGGTTCAATATTCTTGCGTGATGATGAATTACGAGGTGGATTGAACCGAGCAGAACAGCACGGTCAACGAACTACAGGGATTTTAAATAGAGGTTTTAGTAGCGTCGGTAGAATGGCTGGTTCAATGGGGGCAGCTGTCGGGACTTCCGCTATAGCTATTGGTGGTATGGCAGGTATGGCATTAGGGGCAGGAGCCGCACTTGTTGGTATTGTTTCCGCAGGTGCTAACTTTGAACAAATCATGTCAAAAGTAGCAGCTGTTTCCGGTGCTTCCGGAAGTGAAATGAAGCAATTGGAAGCTCAAGCTAAAGAATTAGGTGCAACAACTCAATTCTCTGCTACACAAGCTGGGGAAGGGATGATGTACCTTGCGCAAGCTGGTTTTAAAACTGGCGATATTATGAAAGCAATGCCTGGCATGTTAGATTTAGCCGCGGCAGGTGCACTTGATTTAGGTACAGCAGCAGATATAGCGTCTAATATCATGAGTGGTTTTGGATTGTCAGCTGATAAAGCGACCCATACAGCAGATGTATTAGCGTTGGCTGCTTCTAACTCAAATACAAATGTAACACAAATGGGCGAAGCGATGAAATATGCTGCTGGAACTGCCCATACTGTCGGTTTCAGTATGGAAGAAACATCAGCGGCAATTATGGCGATGGCAAATAGTGGTTTGCAAGGATCAGTTGCAGGACAAGCTTTCGCTACATCTTTAGGGCGTTTAGCTAAACCGACAAAAGAAATGCGAAAAGTTATGGATGAGTTGAATTTATCTTTCTTTGATCAGCAAGGTAAAATTAAACCTTTACCAACGATTATAAAAGAATTAGAAGATAAAACAGGTAGTATGACAAACCAACAAAAATCAGCTACATTAACAACGTTATTTGGTGCAGAAGCATATAAAAACTGGGCAGCTTTAATGCAAGAAGGTAGCGAGAAATTAGAGAAAAATACAAAAGCATTAGAAAAAGCTGATGGTGCAGCTGCGAAAATGGCTAAAACTATGAATGACAATCTAAAAGGAAAGTGGATTGAATTCACATCTGCGCTAGAAGGTTTAGCTATAACGATTTTTACACTTATCGCTCCTGCATTAGCTGCTATTGTCCTTGGATTAACTCAGGTGGTCCGGTGGGTTGACGGTACAATTAAAAGATTTGTAGATTTAAACAATTATATAGGTAATATCCAGTTAATAACCAAAGCAATTCAAGATTTTTGGCTCGCAGCTTCTGGTGATAGAAATGCCATGGTTGAGGGATATGACATTCTTACTAAACTTGGTTTCTCTGCTAATTCAATTCAGTTTATACAAGAAACTACAGCGGCAGTGCAGTATGGTGTAGAAACTATGAAAGCCCTCGTATCTGGCGATTGGGGAGCTGCTAGTAATTTCTTAGATAAGTTAGGTTTTTCGCCTGAGAAAAAGGCTGACATTATTATGTTCGTTCAGGATGTACATGCCCAATTAAGTAGTTTTATAGAAAATGTACAATCTCTAATCTCAGCTGCTGCTCCTGTAATTATGGGAATAATCGGGGCTACTTGGGATTTTATTAAAGGTGTATTCAATACAATAGCTCCTTACTTAATGCCTTTATTAACAGATGTGATGTCATTTGTGAACGGGATTATAGAAAAGATTGCAGCATTTTGGAAAGAAAACGGGGATCAGATTGTCCAAGCTGTAAAAAATGCATTTGATCTTATAAAGGGCATTATTGAATTTGTAATGCCTGTTGTTCTATTCATCATTGAAGATGTATGGGGAAACATAAAAGGCGTTATAAATGGGGCCTTAGATATCATCTTAGGGACAATTAAACTATTTTCTTCCTTGCTGACTGGTGATTGGACCGGCGTATGGGATGCCATTAAACAGATTTTATCAGGAGCATGGGAATTCATTTGGAATTTCATTCAAATATGGGGAGTTGGAAAGGTACTTGGCATCATTGGCAAAATAGGCAGCAAAATGAAGGGACTGTTTGGAGAAGCTTGGGAAGGTGTAAAGAAAGTATTTTCTGATATGTTCGAGGGTATTTTTAAAAGCTCAGGAGACACCCTTACAGTGATAAAAGAAGTATTCGGAAAAGTGAAAGATGCAATCGCAACCCCATTTAAAAATGCTTGGGAAGGTGTTATGGAGTGGATTGATAAAATCAGAAAAGGCGTTTCGAATATGTTTAGCGGTGTGCATATACCTGTTCCGAAAATCAGTGTGAACGGTTCGTTAAACCCTGTTAATTGGGCGAGCGAAGGCCTACCATCTTTCGATGTTAAATGGGCTGCAAATGGCGCGTTAATTAAACCTGGGAATCCTACATTAATTGGGGTTAAAACTAGCCCGGCTGTTGAGAAATCAGCAGCATAAAATATCGTGTGAATTCGGGGAAACCTAAGTTTTATCAATGTGTGGTAGGCACTCTATTATAAGTGTCTTTTTTATTGGTGAAATACGGCAATCCCGAGCCGAGCCTGTGCGGAAACGGCAGGAAGGTGTAGAGACTAGGTATAGTAACCTAAGTGAGAATATGGCGAAATACCCAAGAGCGCACGACACCCGAAGAATGGGTGATGATATAGTCCGATACTCCAGCGAAAGTGGAGAGTTAAGGATAAAGAGCCTTAACATAACAATTTGTGGTGACGCAAGAGGGTATGACGAAACAGTTTTACCTTTACGCAAACAAACGTTTGACGCGATTGCTAACGGAATAATAGGGTCGCTACCATTTACTCAACAAGCTGGAGCACAACAATATGCATCACAAGGCTCAACTATTTTGCAAGTTAATTTAAACGGCAGAGAAATAGCAAAGGAAATCTACTCAGATGTTAGCAAGTTTCAAGAAAACGAGAAAGAAAGATTGAAAGTTTTTTAGGTAGGTGATGATATGACTGGAATTAGTTTCTTTAGTTTTAACGGGAAAAGGAATCCAAATGTAATTCCACTGCAGGGTAAAAAGCGCCCTGCATGGGCTCCTTTGGATCGTATGTTTCTTGAAGTCTCGCATTATCCAGGAGGTAGGTTACTACGCACACAAACTAAAATGAGAAAGATTTTAGTTCCTATTGCACTATTATATGATTCAGCTGAAGAAGCTGAAAAACTAAAAGAAGAAATAGCAGATTGGCTCGTTACGGATCAACCGTGCGAGCTTATTTTTGATGATGAAAAAGATCGTACGTTTTTAGCTGTCGTAGATGAAACTTTAGATTTAGACCAGTTAGTTGATCTAGGTGAAGGTACTTTAACTTTCATTTGTCCAATGCCATATAAGTTAGGAAAAGAGCAAACGATTGACTTTAAAAAAGACGCTAATGGGTTAGTTGCTAATGTCCAAAATAAAGGAACTGTTCATTCTAACCCTATCATTGAAATTGATATTACAAAGCCAAACACTTTTTTAGATGTATGGTTTGGCGGGGTATCCTTAAGTGATCGAGATTATTTTCGTATCGGTATGCCGTTAAAAACTGTGGAAACACCTGTAGAAAGAAATCAAAGGATTATATGGGATGAAATGGCTACCACTGTAGGGTGGACGGATGTTCCGAGTGCGGAAGATATGGTTGGGGGCGGGGCTTTTAAAGTAGATGCAGGCTCACGCCTAGT